ATCGAGGTACAGGGACGATGGTGTTTTGTTGGTTGTTGACCACCTGTGCACGACGCGCAACAGGTGGGGCCCTGCGGGGCGCGGGGCGTCGAGCAGGGGCAACTTTGGGTGAGGCACGCTTGGCGGGCACACGCCGCTTGGGGTTGCGCTTATTTACAGGAACTCTTGCCATGTGAGCGAGAGTAAATTATGCGAGGATTGACCCGCAAAAGAAGATTGTGCAAGGAGTACTTGCTTGTTTGTTTGTTGTATAAGTGTGCTATGTTTATTAGCATAAATTTAACCCTCCTCCAGAGGGCGATGAATTTGCAGGCACCTCCAATCAGTTAAGTATCAGGGGCCAATGCAACAGTGGCATCACCAATCAGTTAAGTATCAGGAGCCGTGCATAGTGTAGGCATCACCAATCAGTTAAGTATCAGGAGCCATATGCAACAGGGCAACTAAAGGAAGCCGTCGAGATCGAACCCAACGCCCTCCTCGTAACGCAAATTCTTGAATGCAGGATTAATTGTGGCGAGCATTTCACGAATGACTTCAACGTGTGGAGTGAAACGGACGGCGAATAGCACGCCCATTGCTTGCTCTTGCGTGCACTTGCCAACGAGGGCTAGGCGCCAGCAGAGCTTCTCGACGTTGTCGAAGACACCAGGGGCTGTGTCAGAGTTGATAAGATCATACAAGTGACTAGTGAAAGGCACCTTCGTCTTATCAGACAGAGGCCCGGGTGCTTCATTCTTGCTGGCACCAGTAACCTGCACCCCGCGTAAAGCGTGATGGCGAACGAACTCTGCCATGCCGGCATATCCCCCACGCATGATGGAATCATCTCCCATAACTAGGGACAGGTACCTGTGGTAATCATTGTATGTGATCACATGGTCGGCAGGTAACTGGTGGATAGGGTAGTCCAAAGCAAGTAGCTGGTTCAATTTGCCATTGGAACTGGCTGTGGAGAATATTCCGGAGCCAACAATGCCAAAGATATCAACTTGGTAAAGAAACTGCCCCACCTGAACGACGTGGGCAGACAATAACATGGACATCTTCAACTGGGCCTCCTGGAAAACCGCAGGAGCTCCACCCGCAGCTGCTAGGATAGCTCTGAGCTGTCCTTCTGCATACCAAAGGTGGCGAGTAATGGAAAGATCCCAAGCTTTGCGATCTGCAGCACACCCGACATCTCCTTTGATTAA